TGCTGAGGCTGAGTTGGCAAACATTCTATCAACTGAAATACTTGCAGAGATCAACAGAGAAGTTATCAGAACAATCTACAAGACTGCTGAGACTGGTGCTCAGGTCAACGTAGCATCTGCTGGTACATTCAACTTAGATACTGACTCAAACGGAAGATGGTCTGTTGAGAAATTCAAGGGTCTATTATTCCAGATCGAAAGAGATGCAAACGCTATTGCACAAAGAACTCGTCGTGGAAAGGGTAACATTATCCTTTGCTCCGCAGACGTTGCTTCTGCACTAACAATGGCTGGTGTTCTAGATTACACCCCTGCACTTAACGCTAACTTAAACGTAGATGACACAGGTAATACATTTGCTGGTGTAATCAACGGTAAGTATAGAGTTTACATCGATCCATTCGCTGCAAACAGTGCTGCAACTCAGTACTATGTCATCGGTTACAAAGGTACTTCACCTTACGATGCTGGACTATTCTATTGTCCTTACGTTCCACTACAGATGGTTAGAGCTGTTGGTCAGGATACATTCCAACCAAAAATTGGCTTTAAGACTCGTTACGGAATGGTTGAGAACCCATTCTCACAGGGTACAACTCAAGGAGAAGGAACACTTACTGTTAACGCTAACCGTTACTACAGAAGAGTTTCTGTTACAAACCTTATGTAAGACATATTACATATCTTTCAAGGAGACCCGAAAGGGTCTCTTTTTTTGTCAAGATCTCCTAACAATAAATATTGTTACAGGAGGTAAAGACAAATGTTACACATTAATTTTAATTGGGAAACACCAGAAGTTCCAGAATTTGATCCAGAAATTCATAATCCAGAGAGGGTCTTTGCCTTTCTGTGTTATCGTGGTATTCACTATGCAAAATGGGTATATCTAGACGTATTCAAATCCGAAAGTTGGAAACTTAAAAATCCAAGAGAAAAAAAGTGATTATGGAGACCCGCTAAATAATAATATGGATGATCAAAAAGCAGCAAAAATTATTATCAAGAGATCAAAGAAAAATCCAATTCTGTATTCACCCGCTGAGATTCTTTACGCTAGAAGAATCAAAAAACTGCAAAAAAAGATAGATGACTGATTCCGTATCACCCTTTGACAAACAAATTGCCAATAGGAACTACATGTCTCCTCTTGGTTTTAAGTTGATCTTAACTAAAACTCCAAAGGTTGATTTTCTTTGCCAATCTGCGAACATACCTCAAATAAGTATGGGAACTGCAATTCAGCCCACTTATTTGAAGGATATTCCTGTGCCTGGCGATAAAGTTTTGTATGATGATTTGACCGTTCGTTTTTTAGTAGATGAAAAGATGGAAAACTATCTCGCAATCTACAAGTGGATTACTGGTCTTGGATATCCAGAATCTTTAGGACAGTATGAACAACTTAAAAAAGATGATATCAGAACTGACGCAAGTGCTAGCGACGAAGCTGATCCTCTTTATTTTCAATATTCGGATGCAACGTTACAGGTTTTAAGTAGTAACTATAGACCAAGCATTCATGTTAATTTTAAAGATGCTTTTCCAATTGCACTTTCAACATTAGATTTTGATGTATCTCAACGTGACTACAATTTCTTTACTGCATCAGTGACTTTCAAATATACAATATATGATATTACTGATCCAAGTGGTAATCGACTAGATAATTATCCCAAAAAATAATTTTACATGATAAATCTTGATAAGATTCAGTCCATGTGGCAAGAGGACTGTAAGATTGATATTGACAATATGCATGAAGAATCAATAAAGGTTCCTCAATTGCATTCTAAATATCATGAAATATTAAATAACTTAATTCTATTACGAACTAAAGCTCAGAAGATACAAAAGAGTGTTCGTCATGAAAGGTATGAATACTATTCTGGAAAGGCAGATCCAGAAGTGTATGAAAAAGAGCCATTTCCAAAGAAGGTTAGAGATAAAGACGCATTAATTAGATACATGGATGCTGATGATCGAGTATCGGATGCTAATTTAAAAGTTGAATATTATGATGTAATGATAAATTACACAGAAAGTATTCTCAAACAGATATCGAATCGCACATATCAAATTAAAAATTCAATTGAATGGCATAAATTCCAAGCTGGATTTACATGACCCACTTAATCATCAAAAAGAAAAACGAAGTCTTTGTCACCATAGACTCTGAACAATATGTGTATCATGAGCTTTCAGATTATTTTACATTTGAAGTTCCTGGCGCAAAGTTCATGCCACAATATCGTAACAAATATTGGGACGGAAAAATAAGACTCTTTGACATGAGAAAAAATGAACTTTATGTTGGTCTTGTAGATCGAGTTATTTCATTCTGTAATCGTAAAGATTATACCTATGAGTTTGAGGGAAGTAAATTTTACGGATTGCCGATAGAAGAAAATGAGTTGATATCTCCAGAGGGTGTTACGGATTATGTAAAAAGTATATCAAAACATAAACCCAGACCATATCAAATTATGGGCATTCATGATGCGTTGAGACATAATCGTAAATTATTATTATCACCGACTGCATCTGGTAAGTCATTAATGATATATGCTATCACAAGATATCATGTTGAACATAAAAGAAGAATATTAATTGTAGTCCCAACTACATCTCTTGTTGAACAGATGTATAAAGATTTTGAAGATTATGGATGGGATGTTGAAAAATATTGTCATCGTGTTTATGCTGGAAGAGATAAAATTAGTGATGATAGTGTTACAATAACTACATGGCAATCAATCTATAAACTAGATCGAAAATACTTCAATAACTTTAATGTAGTAATTGGTGATGAAGCACATCTATTTAAATCAAAATCTTTAGTCAGTATCATGACAAAGATGCTTGATTGTAAATATCGATACGGATTTACTGGAACACTTGATGGAACTCAAACACATAAGTGGGTGTTGGAAGGATTATTTGGCCCAACTTATAAGATAATTCGGACAGATGAATTAATGAAGAGAGGATATTTATCAAAACTAAATATCAAAGTTTTAACACTCAAACACCCAGCAAGAAAGTTTGAGAACTATGAAGATGAGATACAATATTTAATCACACATACACAGAGAAATAACTTTATTAAAAATCTAACTCTTGATCAAAAAGGCAATACTTTAATTTTATATACAAGAGTTGAATCACATGGATTACCTCTCTTTGATCTCATAAATAACAGTAAGGAAGAAAACAGAAAATGTTTCTTTGTTCACGGAGGCGTTGATACTGAGGATCGAGAAGAAGTTCGGACAATCACAGAAAAAGAAGATAATGCAATCATTATCGCATCATATGGAACTTTCTCAACAGGAATCAATATTAAAAATCTTCATAACGTTATATTTGCATCACCAAATAAATCAAAGATACGAAACTTACAAAGTATAGGTCGAGTTTTAAGAAAGGGAGACAACAAAATAAAGGCAACTCTATTTGATATTGCCGATGATATCACATACGGATCCTCTAAAAACTACACTTTAAATCACATGATGGAAAGAGTTAAAATTTATAATGAAGAAAACTTTAATTATGAGATGCTTACAATACCTTTAAAAAAATGTCAAATAAATTTTTAGCAGTTATAAAACTCAATACAGGAGAAGAAGTTATTGCGAAAATTGAACCCTCTCCAGAATTTGATGTCATATCATTAGACTGTCCAGCATTAATTGTAAATTCTGATTTCTCTCGAAAGCCAGGAATCAGTATAATTAAAATCGAACCTTGGATTAAAACAGGTAGAGAAAAAACATATATAGTGGAGATGAGTAATGTTATTACTACATGTGAGGTATCTGATAAAGAAGTTATTTTAGCTTATAATAAATTTGTACATGCATATTATGAAACTGAAGCTTTAATCAAGAAACCAAAACCAAAAATGACAAAACAGATGGGTTACATTTCTAATGTTAAAGATGCTCGTAAGAGTCTAGAGAATATCTTTAATAATAGCTAATCTTATCCTCTGAACCTCTACAAAGGTTATTGTACATGTTTTTTGAGGTATTGTCAAGCGTCTGATTATAGTGTATAATAATGTTATGAATGAACACTATCAAAACACTTCATGGCAAGAAAAAGATCGGAACATTATGTAAATAATAAAGAGTTCCTCGCCGCTATTGTGGAGTACAAGGAGAAAGTTGCCTTGGCTGCAGAGAGAGGCGAAACAAAACCTCGTATCACAAATTATCTTGGGGAATGTTTTCTTAAGATTGCAACTCACTTATCCTTTAAACCTAATTTTGTAAATTATATGTTTAAGGATGACATGGTATGTGATGGTATTGAGAACTGTGTTCAATATATTAATAATTTTAATCCAGAAAAATCTAAGAATCCATTTGCTTACTTCACACAGATTATTCACTATGCTTTTTTAAGGAGAATACAGAAAGAAAAGAAACAATTAGAAATTAAAACTAAAATTATAGAGAGATCTGGTTATGAAGAAGTGTTTACTGTTGATGGTGATATGACAGGAACGAGTTCAGATTATAATCAAATTAAAGACTCAGTGCAAACAAGGATGAATTATCAGTGAAGATTGCTATTATTACAGACCAACATTTTGGTGCAAGAAAAAATTCAAAATTATTTCATGATTACTTTTTAAAATTTTACGAAGATATATTTTTTCCAACTTTAATTAAAGAAGGTATTACGACTATAGTTGACATGGGTGATACATTTGATAGTCGTAAAGGTGTTGACTTTGTATCTTTGCAATGGGCTAAAGATAATTACTTTGATAGATTACAAGAACTAGGAATCACTGTTCATACAATTATAGGCAATCACACTGCATATTATAAAAATACAAATGATCTAACAGGTGTTGGTCTTTTTTTAAGAGAGTATGATAATGTAAAAATATATCCAGAAGCAGAAGAAGTTAGAATAGATAAAACAAATTTTTTATTTGTACCTTGGATTAATCCTGAGAATCAAAATAAAACATTTGAGTTAATTGAAGAAAGTGATTCTCCATGTGTAATGGGTCATCTTGAGTTAAATGGTTTTATGGCAACTCGTGGACATTATATGGAACATGGTATGGATGCCAGTGTTTTTGATAAGTTTGATCGAGTATTCACTGGTCATTATCATATGAGATCAAATCAGGGAAATGTCTTTTACCTAGGCAATCCATATGAAATGTATTGGAATGATGTCAATGATAGAAAACGTGGATTTCATCTATTCGATACAGATACTTTAGTTCATACTCCAGTTAATAATCCCTATCAACTATTTCATAATTTATACTATGAAGATACACCACATCAAATGCTGGATATCACTAAGTACAATCAAAAAATAGTTAAAGTAATTGTACGCAAAAAATCAGATCCTAAACAATTTGAAAAGTATATTGATAAATTATATTCTTCAAATCTAGCGGAATTAAAGATTGTCGAAAACTTTGATTTTACAGAAGGAGAAGAATTTGAAGCTGAAGAATCTGAAGACACAATTTCTTTGTTAAATAGATACATACAAGAGTCTGAAGTTGACTTGGATAAATCTATCGTTACTGAAATACTTCAAGACGTTTACAGGGAGGCTTGTGAGGTTGAGTAATGTTTATTCTAGCTGTTAAAGGTTTTGAGGACGAAGGTGCTTTCTCCATCGAAGATGATGACGGTGGTAAAGTTCTTTTAATGTTTGAAGAAGAGGATGATGCAGATAGATATGCTGAATTAATTTGTTCAGAGGATGATTATCCAGAAATGAGTGTGATTGAAGTTGATGACAATATAGCAATAAGAGCTTGCGAAACTCACGATTACATGTATAATATAATTAGACCAGACGATATCGTGGTTCCCCCAAAGAATGATTTGTTTCAAAAAGATAAAATGGCGTAATTTGCTGTCTACTGGTAATCAGTGGACAGAAATAGATCTGAATAAAAAATCGAATACAGTAATTATTGGAACAAATGGTGCTGGTAAATCTACCATGTTAGATGCACTTACATTTGTTCTGTTTAATAAACCTTTTCGTAAGATCAATAAATCTCAACTTGTAAACGCTACAAATGAAAAAGACTGTGTAGTTGAACTTGACTTTACAATCGGATCAACAGATTGGTTTATTCGTAGAGGCATCAAACCAAATATATTTGAGATTCATCGTAACGGATCAATGATGAATCAATCTTCTGCTGCCAATGATCAACAGAAATGGTTAGAACAAAATGTTGTGAAAATGAATTACAAGTCATTCACGCAAATCGTCATACTGGGTAGTAGTACATTTGTTCCATTCATGCAACTATCAGGATCAAATCGAAGAGAGGTAATAGAAGATTTATTAGATATTAAAATATTCTCAGCAATGAACAATATTATTCGTGATAAGATAAGAGATAAGAAAGATGCAGTTAGAACTCTAGAGTTGAAGAAAACATCTCTCAAAGAAAAATTAGAGATGCAACAGAACTTTATGGAAGAGGTTGAAAAGAGAGGTAAAGATAGAATTGAATCTAAGAAAAAAAAGATAGATACATTAAGTTTTCAATCAGAGGGTTGTGGAATAGCAAATTTAGCCATAGAAGGGACTATTGAAGATTTAATTAAAGATCAAGAAAAATTTATAGGTGCTAGTAAGAAACTTAAAGAGTTAGGTAATCTAAAAGGAAAGATATCAAACAAGGCATCAACTGTAAAAAAAGAACATAAGTTCTTCAGTAAGAATACGGTATGTCC